TCACATCACCGGCGCTTCGTCATCCCGCGTTCTGTTAACGAGCCACGTAACCACGCCTATCACAGTAACGTCATCCAGAGCCTCGCCTTCCAGCGATTCCCCGTCTTCCGTAATAAGTGATTTGCCCGCTATCAGCGCAAAGTGGTTCCGACACGAATAGTTGATAAGTGCATATTCGCCAGGCTTTGGCCGCACCGACTTGTCCACCACCGCATAACCGCGTGATGTTTCAATGACCAGGCAGTTAGCGTCTATGCCGCATATCGATGCGACCGATAGCCGTGACTCAACGTAGTCCGCTGCCGGGGATGGAAAACCGCTCATGATGACTCCTTCCGATTTATACTGTATACGCATACAGTAGTTTTTAGCCGGAAGGAGATCAACGTGGGGATGCCTATCAATTAGTGCGCCAGAGATTTTGTCCGGTTATCCGGCCATTCCCCTAAATGTTCAATTGCTGATAATGAAATAACCTGGTTGCAGTATGCTTTTATCGCGGAGATCGCGACGGCAGAAGACGCCGCCGCGTTGTCTGAATGGAAAAATACCGGGTGTTATTGATGCGTGTTGACACGTCAACACCTGTATGGCCTACGCCTCCGGGGGAACAGGCCAGTTAACATTTTCCGGGTCGGTTATCACATCGACCGCTTTAACCTCATTTTTATAGGCCAGCCACGCCGACAGCTCTGATCTGTTGGCATCGCTGATTTCACCCAGCATCAACTCAGTTCGCCAGTCGAGCATTACCGCGTCAGCATGGGCCAGTAGCTGTTGGCGCGTATGTTCGGCAGTGGCGATCAATTCTTCGCGAGTGGGAGGTGGGATATCACCCCACGCCGGAAGACCATCACTGCCTGCAACTCTCATTTTCCCAATAGCGGGTGTTGCTGTGAACTCTCTAAAAACAGCTTCAGAAACCGGGGTCAAATCATTCGGTAGAGTTCCTGCATCTTCATATATAGAAAGCAAGTCATCGGGATAAAACGAATTTTTAGCTGGTGAATATTGAAACATTTTTTCTCCTTACCATCCAATAACGATGTATTGACAACCTACTTGATTTGCAACAGTACTGAGGATTGGAACTTGCCCCCCATTAGCGTAAAAGCCATTCCACGCAAATCGGTTAAGTGGATTTGCGCTGTTAACTGTAACGTAAGCCTGCTGATTTCCTGCCACCTGAAACCCACAAGCGACGACTTGAAATACTTTGGTTGGAAATGGTATTGGGTAATGTGTTTCGGTTGTGGCTGATGCAGTGTTCCCATGATTGCCCCACTGGATGATGAGTGTCTTCTTCACTCCGCCAATAATCGCCGGGATTTTCAGATAACCGTTGGTATCAAAAACACCGGTTATCGTACCTGCCAGAACCAATTCTCCCAGACCAAGGTATGCGAGAACTTCAGCGGCATTATTCTTGCCAATGATGTCGCGGCCAACCTGTGTTAAGTCAGCTAACGCCGCAGCATCCGTTCCGTTGAAATATGGGAGTTTATCGGCCTCCCCTACTAATGTAGCTAGCGCGGTTAACGTAGTATCGAGAGGCTGAGAAGTCTTATTCATTGCTGCAATTAATTTGGTGACAATTCCGGCAAGATTTCCATCATCAAGTACATCTACATTGCCCTGGTCAGCGATGAACTGGGCTACAGCTGCTGCGATAAATGTCGCCTGACGCACAGCCTTGTTTATCTCTTTAGAGCTTGCCTTGCCAGACTGCCATCCGGTTGAAAGTGCTGCCAGTGCAAGATATTCAGCTTGGGTAGAAACATTCGCCCCGCCTGCGGTAGCGAAGGGTTTAAAATCATTTGTTGGCATATTAGCTCCAGTAACCGGTATCAAATCCGGAAATTGCCGTACTTAAAGTGTCAAAACCAAATAGAGGATGTGCTGGGTCTATAACATTCAGGCTCTTTACCCGAACGCCAGCGGCTTTAACGTTTAATTCTCCAGCCTTAATGACTTCGACTAATTCCGCTGAGGTATTTTCGATCCCATTTAATGCAATGACGTTTATGGTTATCGACATATCCATGTTGTCGATAATTTGCATATCGATTCCCGTTCCCTCGAATACCATTTCAAGTAAATCCTCAAGTCCACCGACAGTACCGTCCCACTGATTAATTGCAATCTGTGCTTTTAATACCAGGCGATACACATCATCACTGAGTGCCGTAAATCCTGAATCCGGATCGTACGGCCCTTGCCAGTTGCCCTGGTCCCATCCAAGCCCATCAGTATCCCAGGAAAAATAAACATTGGATATTGGCGTGGTAACGACCCTGCTTCTTCCCACCCATAAACCTATGATATCCAGTTGCTCTCCGTTGGCCGAGTCGACGTCAAACTTTCGTACCATGTCAGCAACTGAGGTTGAAATGTCAGTAAGAGGCCTGGTTATAAGATCTATGTGCTGTAGGAATTTACTTTTCGTGGCGTGATAATTAGTGATTAACTCGGTGTATTTGCTCATGACGTAGCCGTAATCTTAATATTGGCAATAAGTGAGTGCGCCGCCTCGTTAAATGCAATATTGATATTTGATGATGCGACAGTCGAAGCGCTCTTACCGATTTTCAGGGAAGTTATGTCGTAATATTTACTATCCCCCCCATTCATCACCCCGAGGTTTGCAGGGGAATAGATTCGGCTTAACAAAACATCATCGTCAAATCGAAGGGAATTAATGTACTTTGCAATCTCGCCTTTTATTTCCTCTGCAATTTGAGTTGTGTACCCGGGGTAGGTTTTAACCACAATATCCACGAATACCTCCACGATTACAGGGCGGGAGAACTTGATTGCCTTAGGTTCGCCATATTTTCCCGTCAGGTTTACCGTGGTTGTACCGAAGGTCGAAGTGCCCTGGTCTTTCTTTTTGGAAATGACCGTTGCGATCTGATCGGCATCACCGCCCTCAACAATACAACTTATTGAGTGCGGCGGCAGGCCGTTAGTGTCAGAGATGTCCTGATCGTTCTCGTACACCCTTACCCGCGTTACGCCCGCGACATCCAGCAGCGCGCCGTCCAGACCATCTATTGTAGTCGTGGACGGAAGCGCAGTGCTTCTCTCCTGGCGCTGGCGCAGTTGCGCGTCACTCTCTCCGGCAATGCCCACTGTTGCCGCCAGCGGGTTGGTTACCGACAGCCATCCCCGAGTAGGGTTGGCGATACGGGTAATGCTATTGGCCATCGCAGCAACCGGCCCAGGCGTGCGGCAGGTTGCTGTAACCGTCACGCTGCCAGATGCGGGGATGTTCACGTTTACTGGCAGATCCCACACAATGCCGTTGGTGTCCCGGACACTGCCCGCCGCGATAAGCGTGCCGTTCTCGCCGGTGACAACAACATCCGCGGTCGAGCTGGTCGCCAGTTTGCGGGTGATACCGTTAATTTTAACGTTGCTCGCCAGCGCGCGCCCACGCCCGGTAGCGGGAGAGAACGAGTTATAGACGTCGATGGCCGTGTTGTTGGCATCGTGAATGCCCAGCGCATACAGGGCCACCATCTGCCCGTCTTTACTGTCCGGATCGAGATAGGCGTCTTCGCCATAAATCTGCCGGAAGTACTCAGTGAGTTTTTCAAGGATTGTCTGGTAATCTGGCGCGACGATCCCCTGGTCCGTTACCGTTGCCGATAACCCCAGCGTTTCGAGGTTTAAAGCCATTTATGCCTCGCTTGTGACCGTGGTTTGTCCGTAGATAGTGTCAATGGTGGCCCGAAAGGTTACGCGCCGCGTAGTGCCGTCATTGATGGTGTCGAAAGAGATGATGGAGAGAACGCCGAGCGTTGTGCTGATGCGCTCACGGATTGCCAGGTTATAAACATCAGCACGGTGCTTGCCGAGCACTGACTGAACGTAGGGCGTACCCTCGGTTGAATCGAGGAACCATTGACCCTGCCATAACTCGAATCGTGTTTTCACGGCCTGGGCTACGCATTCCGGGCTGTTCACAAGGAAGGTGTCGTCACCCTGTCCGAAGGTGTAGTCGCCGTTTTCATCTTCACGCCGGTATCGCATTAGTTCACCTTGCCTGAGTTACTGCTTCCAGACTGAACGCCGCTATGCGTGTGCTGGTCGCTGATGTCTTTGCCGTTGGATTTCAGCGTGCCGAAGAACTCAATGGCGCCGGTGATCTTCGCCGCGGTTCCGCTCGCAAGACTACCGACCATGCCGCCCATCCATGTTAACAGGCCGGTTATTGTCACCTTCGCTGAGAAGGTGGACTCCGGAGAGATCACGTCGAAACCGCCTGGCGCCACGAGCTTGATTTTCTTTGTGTCCGGGTTAATTTCGAAGTAGGTGCTGCCGTCATCACTGCGGAACTGCGCAGCTGTGGTGCTAATACCGCTGATTTTTCGCGCCTGCGACTGCGGGCCGATGATGGCAAAGGCATCGCTCAGGTCATGCTGACGAGGGTCCACCGCCTCCTGTACGCCGCCGTTCTGCCACCAGAAATCGATACAGCGATCGGAGAACACCAGCAGGCACTCATCGCCCGGCTTGACCGGAAATGTCAGGGTGCAGCCGCCACCGCGCGGGAACACCACAGGAACGTCAGGGAGGATCGGGATAGCTTCAGAGGCGGTGCTGCCGTCGTCACCGACTTTCTGGCCGTAGATGGCTGGTTGTACTGTGCAGGTCACTGTAATGGGGTCGAACGACTGAATGATACCGGGCATGGCAACGCGCAGGCCGGTGAAGATTGACAATTTCTGCGCGTCAAAGGCGTGCTGCTCGCTGCCATCCTGCGCGCGTGGTGATACTGGCATGAGGATCTCCGGGCAATAAAAAACCCGCCGGAGCGGGTCATTTTTGAATATTGACTATTATTCGTTCTAATTCAACAGCTCTCCTGATCATCATTTCGGCTGTTGGTTTAGTAATATTGTGTTCGAGATGGTAATCAGCAGATATTCTCAAAGCATGCGACTGTTTAAGTATCATGCCAACTTTAACTGTAAGGTCTTTATCCAGCCCATAGTAATCTGCGGCGTTATCCATCAAATATGAATAAAACCGTTTATGTACTCCGCCTGTAAAAGCATTTCCATTACTATCCGTTTTGGCGGTTTTGCCGTTAGTTAAGCGAGAGGCTGAGTGATACATGCAGTAATAAGATTTGCCGATACTGCATCTAAAGTCGATTTCACGGCCCTGACCATTTAGGGATTCGTTGGCTAACTCCAGAAAAGACGTGTATGCAACCGACATCAGTGGCTCTCCGAAACGAACAGAGTTACGCAGTCCAATGTATGTAAGCCCTTAGATATGATTTTATCCAAAGCCATATCATTCACCATTAATAGCTTATCCGGATCGCTTTCATCGATATGCAATGCATAACAATAACCATGCTCCGCATCGCCAGAAACATGGCTATTAGTGACAATCAGATGCTCGGCTTCGGCTATCTCCATTGCGATGGTTGCAAATGGACTTATAAAATCCAGTCTCGAGCCCAGTTCTTGCATAAATCTCACCTCATATTTCTGCGTTTCGGTAAGAGATGTATTTATCAATCCTGCTCTGTTAAGAAATTCGTACACGTGTTCGAACATCTTACGATCTACCCAGAAGGCACTAACTGATAGTGCCTTGAGGTATGCGTCAACTAAACCATAGCTCATTGCTCGCCAGAGTAAATCATTTTGCATGCTGTGATGACCTAAGCTTGCAAGTGTAACCCCGAAATTAAGCCATGCGACATGATCATGAGTGTCGAGCTGAATCGATCGTTCGCACAGTGTTACGCCTTCATCAAAATGACCACTGACGAGCTTCGCTATGCCTTCAACAAGTAAGCCCTCATGCCGGTCAGGAACCTTTCTGGCTTTGCGAATTATGTCCATAATCTGGATATCTGTTAGTAAGTTTTTCCCACTTTGCATTGAAGGAAAGAGCTTATTTAACAGCTCATCAGTTTCAAATTGAGGTTTTATCATGAAGGCTATACTGGACCATCAAAAAGTGAACATGCATTTGAACACAGTTGATGCCCAGTGTTAAGAGGGTTTTTCACCGCGACCTCTCACAATCGTACGTCCCAAACACTCGCGGCGCATTCATATTTGCCCTTAGCGCTTCAACATTTAGAAAAGCTTTGCCGTTGCGTTTTATCAGTTCATAGCCGTAGGCGTTACCATCAGGAGCTGGAGACAAAACCATCTCAAGCTTCATGTTGGAGTAGTCGCCTTTCGCTTTCAAAAATGTGATTTTTTGAGTGCTGGTCACCACCCCGTTTATTGTCGTTTCACCTAGCTCGTTGGCATCAACTAGCCATGCTCCACACTTCAATCCAGAGGCATGGCTAGTGCCTGCAGTCAGCAGTACCAAGACGCCTAATGCCCTAATGTTAACGGTCACCAGGAACTCCCCTCGTAATCGCAGAACTCGATAGTAAATCCTTAGCCCCGCGCGCCATACACATGAGATCCATATACCATGGATTCCCCCTCGTATCGCCGGTGTAACTGATTGACTGGACGATATAGACGCCATCAGTGGCCACACTGGCGGGCTGCGCTATAGTGCCGCCAAGGGAAAGGTTACCATCATTACTCGACTCTGTGATTCTTGCCTGTGATTTTTGGATCTCATCGTTCGGCAACTGGGTGCGGTAGACAGATGCCTGGTCGAGCTGGATTAAGCCGTTGACCCTGATGTTGGGGTTAATCAGACAGCGAACGTTGACGCCAGCCCCCATGGTCTGTTGCGGCATCCCGATAAGCCCGGTAGCGCTGTTCAGCACGATAGCCTCGTGCAGATATTTATCCTCAGGCACCATCTGCGCCTGGCCGTCAACAAACTGCCAGTTGGCGTTGCACTGCGCCGCGAGGTTGCTCATATAGTCACGGGTCATGCCGTAGAACACCCGGCCCCGGGGCATTACGCGATCCGGGAACTCTCCGGTAACGCCCTGGGTAATTCCGAACGGAGAGAAATCACGCATCAGCACCGTGTGAACATCAGACAGCTTATACCCGGCAGACAGGCTGCCGGAGGAAACAGCCTCATTAAACGCCTGATGCCCATCAATGGCCTGAATCAGGGTGAAGATGTCGGTTGGGTTATCGCGCCCGGTAATCGTAAAGCGTATCTCACCGTTGAAAATCTCCCCGTAGTTCTGGCCTCGCGTCTGACCGGCCTGGCCAGGCGACACATCCATTACCTGTCCTATCTGGCTTTCCGATACCGGCGGTGCCAGCCCGTCATACCCGGCAATGATGGTGATCCGTGAGAACTCCGAGCCCGTTATGCGACTCATGGTGTCGCGATTTAGGTTGTAAATCTTAAGCGTTGCAACGCGCGGCCACATTGAGTTGAACCAGTCGATCGTGAAAGTCACCTTGAAATCAGACAGTGATATTCCCTTGCCGGCATCGTCGAGCAGCCTCAATTCAAAGTGACGCATCCAGTTAATGGTCATGTGGTCACCTGCGCAAAATAAAGGTGGGAAGAAGATCCGAGGTTGGTTTTTGTAGGGTATTCCGGCGCGCCGTTATCAACCAGAACAGCCAGCACGCCGCTGATCCCCAGCTCAGGGTACTGCTCTATCAAGTCGACTTCAGGAACCAGCGGCACACCAAGCAATACTGGCTGCCCGCCAGAGTCCATAACGTCCATTATCCAGCCAGCTTCATCACGCCACAGCACACGCAATGTATACGTCACCGTACCTAACTGGATGCGAAATTGCTGATTATCAGCGGTAAGAGGGATTTCAGTTACGTTCATCTGATCCTCAGCGCATTTCCAATCCCGGTGCCTTTCAGTCCGTTAAAAAAACCGGACGAAGAGAGGAGGGACTCGTTAACAGGGACGGGTGATTTATTGCCACGGCTCTGGACTGCTGCTGTGCTAACCCCCTCCGACATACTGGATTTGTCAGCAACGGAAATTTGCTGGGTCTGGGTGATGAGAGCCTCCCGCAGCGTGAGAACACATGACAGTACATTTTCCGTGGCCTTCTCAGTTGTCACCTCAATGGCGCGGAGGAGCATATTGCTGTATGTGCGTTTACCGGTGACCACGTCAAACGGAATCCTGGAGGTTTGCAGTTCCAGCAACTGCTGGTAAACCTCCTTTGGGCTTAGGCCAATCCCCAGACCGATTCCAGAGACATCAAGGAAGTCGAGAATAGAGCCGCCACCAGCGAACCCACACTCAATAGTGACTTCGCTGGCCCGCTTATAAGCATGATCGTTAATTGGGGCTCCCGTTTCTACGGGATGCTCAGTAATCTCCAGAGTATCAACGTGCTTTTCAGATACCACGACATCAGGCACAAAGATGCCAATCTTCCTCGATTGCAGCCGGAAAATAGCCGACAGAACATCCATCAGTAGATCCTCGGTTGAAGTTGTTGGGTCAGGCGGGAGTTAACGCCAGACTGCCGATCGGCAACCTCACGGCCTGTAGACGCCGGGTCGTTTGCTCCATAGATATTGATAGTGGTTTCCTGGCTCAGTTGCGAGCCGCTACCGGGCATGTTGCTCATAACTTTCGGAATGTAGTTTCGCGTTTCCTGCGGCATTAGATCCATGCCGTAACGCTGAACATTGCCGATCCCCCAGTTGTAAGACGCCAGCGCTTTGCTCAGGTCGCCGCCATTACGCGTCAGCAGCTGGCTGAGATATTTGGCAGCGGCCTCCGCTGATTTCATGGGATCGAACACGTCATTTCCGCGCAGCCCCATGTCGCGCGCCGTGCCGTCCATAAACTGAAACAGCCCTTTTGCGCCAGCGCCTGATGTCGCGAACTGGTTGCCGCCCGATTCAGTGATCGCAACGCTCTTCAGCAGACCCTCTGGCAGCCGATAAAGCGACTCCAGCTGGTTGAACATCGGCTGCATCCAGTCGAGCAGCACTTTACCCTGTGCGCTGGCCTGCGGGCGCTTTACCTCCGGCAATGGTGAATTCTCGCCAATTGCTGGCGTAATGGTTGCAGCCCCTGCGGGTGGGAGGATGCCGTCAGCAATTTGCTTGATGCCATCCGCGATTTTACCCAGCACTCCGGCGCTCCGCCCGTGGTAGTCTGCCGCTTCTTTTCGCGATCTCTCCTGGGTACCGTTCAGTTCATCAATTTGGGGGTCGCGCTCATTTCTGCTCTCACTTTTTTGCCCGCTGCCACCAAAAAGCCAACCATTAACGGTCTTCCCGATGCTTCTTGGGTCAAATCCAACATTATCTTTTATCCAATCAGCCGTGTTATTGGCGCTGTCTGAGACCGCAGGAATAGCATCGGGGTTACCTCGGCCCTGCCCCAGCAGGTTTTTACCGATGCTCGCGGCGTCTGACCAGCGTCCCTCGTTGAGGGCGTTTATCAGATCGCCAATCATCTGGATCATCTTGCCGAACTCACCAAACTGCTTGGTGAGGTTGTCGATGTCACCTTTGAGGGACCAGTTTTTCAGGTCGATGTTGAGAAGTTTGGCGATCTCAGCGCCAATCTCAGCCACGGAATCCAGGAGCTTGCCGAGCGACTTAATGGCTGCATTAATTTCAGGCTCCCACTTCTCCCAGGCAATCAGGCTTTTACCGCCCTCCTTCCAGGTCTGATAGTCCTCAATCAGCGCCAGAAGCGCCGTACCGAGAGCGAGAATGATGCCGACCGGGGACTTGAGAAACTCTGTATTAAGCACGCGCCACGCCGAGACCAGCGCAGCAAACAGACCGATCAGCTGCTGAACCTGAGGGGGAAGTCTTTTGAACCACTCGATGAGGGTTTCAATAGCCTGAGTCATTCGCCACGCGACACGCCCTATGGCGTCGGCAGCCACCAAAATCCCTTTGACCACCTTGGTGATAACGCCCTCAATTTTGGGCCAGTTATCCAGCATGCGTCTACTGAGATTGTCCAGGGTACCACTCAGGCCTCCAGCCAGGTTAGAGCCAACCTTATCGCGTAGGATCCCCAGCAGCGAAACAAAGCCTCGCATGGAGGTCATGAACTTATTGGACTGAATTGCCGCCTTATCAGCATTAAATCCTGTCTTCTGCATCATCGACTGATATTCAGCCGAGAACCCAGACAGACCCCGGCGCATAGCCATCAGGGTGTTTTCATCGATGCCCAGCATCTGAGCGTACTGGTTTGCCCGGTAATACGGCATGCTGCTGAGGCGCTGGCCTACCCCGGTGAAGATCGCCGACATGTCCCGCATTTGCCCGGACGCATCCCGCGTCTGCACACCCAGCCGGTTAAGAAAACCCTCAGCGCCCGGGTTGCTGCGCATGAATCGCGCCAGGCTCTCCAGCGAGTTCTGGGCGGCCTCAGCACTGGACCCGGTTTGGGAGGCGGCATAGCCCAGCGCCTTAATGCCGTTGACCGTCGCACCGGTGCGCTGTGAGGCCCAGTACAGTTTGTCCAGACCGTTGGCGATTGAGGTTGTGAAACCCACCACCGCCAGCGCCGTGGATTCCACCACAGCCCCCAGCTTAACGACGTTCGCCGCTACGCCTTTCAGCGTGGCCTCAAACTTCGCCTGGCCCGCGCCGTCGATATCGAACCCCAGAGAGACCAGGTAATCACGGATAGTATCAGCCATTATTCTGGGCTCTCCATTTGGCTACGCGCGCGTCATTGTCGTCGCACATATCGAGGTAATCGTTAAGCAAAGCGATACGGCAGAGATCTACCGTATCCAGGTCGACTTTGAAGTGTTTAGCCGGGCGAAGGATGTATTCCTCACCGCCCGGCAGGGTGTTAAATGTTATGCCGCTGGCTGGGTGGTTGTCGCGCTGGTAGGGAATTCTGGCAAAAAATTTCCCAGAGAATCGGCGACCACCCGCGCCACCAGCTGCAGCATCACGAACAGGTCAATGTCATCGAACGCCATTGAGCCCTGCTGGCATACCGGCACCCACCCCTTGCCATGCTGGCGCGCAACCACCTGCAGGCAGGGGAACAGGATCGCATCCACATCAGCATCGCTAAGGCCGGACACGGCATCAGCAATCTTCGGAAGAATACTTTCCAGCGCCCCCTCTGTGTCTTTGGCGTTAATTTTCATCTGAACGTTGCGGAATTCAGAGACCAGGCCAGCCAGCACTGGCAACAGTTTGCGGGATACCTTAAGTTGCTCGAATACGCTCAGCTTGCCGATACGGTACTGCTGATCCTTGATAGTGATTTCCATGTATTAGTACTCCCCCAGGAATGGGTCGATTTTGATGCAGTCGAAAACCCAAGCTACCGTGCTGCCCTCTTTGGCGTTCTGCCAGTCAGGATGCTTCTGGAAGGCACCGCCACGCGCGGTCATGATGTCGCCGGAGGCCGTATTGCGAAACACGAATACGTTGTTGCCCCACAGCGCAGAAGACACGCTCTGCGCGTTATACGCCAGCGACAGCTTTTTGTTCACCGGCGATGTCTTCAGCAGGTTGACGGTTACCGTCCCGGCCTTGCCGGCATGCAGAGAATGCATGCCCTCACCGTCGGCACCGATCGTCATGGTGTTTTTGTTTTCCACCATGGACACGGTGATCCCCTCTTCGGAGTTGGCAGAGCCAGCGCCGAGATCAATCACCCCGGTGGGACCAGTCATTGACCCCGTGATATCCAGAAAAGAATAAGTGCTCATTCAGATCCCCTTAGCGCACCACGTTAATCAATACGTCAGCGAAGTGGATAGCACCCGCCAGTTTCGCCGCCACCTGAATCACTGGCGCTTTGCGCGCTTCGCGATCTGCCTGCGCCTGGGCGTTCAACGGATTCGCGTAAACGTAATAGCCCTTCGACAGCGTGTCGCCAGGTGATAACTGGCCGATACTTCCGCCGTTCCAGACCCCCGGTGCCACCAGCCCGTTGCTCACCGACTGATCCATTGACTGCTCAATGTTCGTCACCAGCCGCGTCACACCAGCTTCGGTTTGAGGGATTTTGGTGGTCGATGTATACAGCAGATTCCAGAGGTTGTTCTGGACGTAGTTTTGCAGCCAGTCGAGGCCGTGGCGCTCGTCGAAGAAATCGCCGTTGGACATCACGCCCTCCTGGATGATTGCGGTGTCGTTGGCGTAGCGCACGAATACGTTGCAGTTTTTGGCCTTCAGCGTGTCGGCCTGCTGCGCAGTGATCGTCTCGGCGGTGATACCCGGCTCCTGCTTGAACTTCAGGGTGATCGTGGTGTTGTTACCGAGGAAGTTAACGGTAAACGCACGTCCAAAAGCCGATGCCGCTGCATACGGAACCTGACTGTACTGGCAGAACACACGTCCATAGCTGGCGGCTTTCAGTTTACTGGCGATGTCAGTTGCATCAGTGGCGCTGAGCACCTTCGGATCCGCAGTGGTGACGCCGTACACGCGGGAATCGCTTGCAGAGCCAATCAGCGCGGCGACGTCGAGATGATCCTGGTCTGTCATCGTCTTATCAGCGATAACCAGCCCGTACCAGTCGGCTGAGTAACCCAGCGCAGCAGCAACCGACGGCGTTGCAGAGCCTGCATGCGCGGCGGTGCCGCCCACGGCAACCGGTTTACTTCCCGCATCGATACCCATCAATGGGGCCAGGTCAGTACCTGCACCAGCAGCAGTGGGAATGCTCACAGTTGAGGTAGCACCGGTCGAAGATGAGGTAACCAGGAAATGCGAGGTAACAGCATTCCAGGTTACGACAGCACTGGCCAGCTTAGTGGAGATCGCTGAAGCAACATCATTCAGGGTGGTGGCAGAGGACAAATCCACCGCAGTGATGTTTTTCGCCGCGCCATCAATGGTGATGTTCAGCGCGCCATCAGTGACGGCACTGAAGTTTTCGATCCGTTGCTCGTTGGCATTTAGTTGAGCGCCCGTCAGCGTGCCGGCAGTTGCCGGAACGGGAGTTCTGTCCATTGCGCCGATATACAGGTTAAGTGGCTGCGGCGACTGCTGGAAGTACAGGTTTGCGGCCTTGTACTCTTCCGAGGTGGTGCCGAAATCGGCGGCCACGTTTTCGATATCGTTATAGAGGCGCATGACCTCCGGTGCTTTCAGAACGCCGGACGTGCCGAGGATAAGCAGAGCGCCGAAGTCGCGCCCCTGCGATGCCCTGAGCGCGAGCGAGACCTGCACGCGCACGACGCGTGATACAGATAAGCCGTTAGGCATAGGTTAATCTCCGAAAAATTGTACTGGAGCAGAGAGGAATGATTTGATGCCGTACTCACGCACCGCTTTACGGCGCAACGTTACGGACAGGTCATAGCGTCGTTGCCATTGATTGTTAATGAGCTCAGGCGCCAGGATGATTCGTCCAACCTCGCCAAGCGTGAGGCCCGCACGGTTTAATTCCGCGTTGTTCTGCGAAATGAACAGGCCGCTACGGAATGTTTTGGCGTATGCCTGCCCGGCAGGGCCGTAGAAGCAGCAGAGCACCACCAGCGTCTCGAATTGCCACTGGTAGTCGGTATCGTCGTCTTTGGTTACAGCAGCAGGGTTGGCCGCATCCTGAAAGTCGGAAATGTTGAATCCGCACCAGTTGGTACCCAGTGCGGGGATAGCTGGCTGAGGGTCAGTGAAGCGTGGCACAGCCATACCATCAGGTAGTCCAGAAACGCCGCGAATCCACCGGCTAAGCTCGCGCTCCAGCGCCTGGTCGTACTGCGGCGCCGGGCTGGTTGGCGTCAGGTAACCTGGCTGCGTGGTGTCATTCAACTGGCGTACCTCCGTTGAACTCCATCAGCTCGCAGTGAGCCTGAACGAACCCGGCACCGTACGAGGTGTACGGATCTACAAACGTCACGCGATAGTGCCGCCCGTTGTAGAGCACCACATCGGCATCCTGCCCGGGCTTGCCCTGAGTTAAACGAAAGCTTGTGACAATCAGGATTGCACCGCTGATAACTTGCCCTGCCGCCATACGTCTGGCTTCCAGTGAACGATCCACCGTCACCACGCCATCAAACGGAATGTCCTGGTCGGTATTTATGGCAAACCCGTCAGCATCAACGGTCTGTGTTTTTCGGGTACAGACCAGCGTGCTGTCGCAGAAATCAGGGTCTGACAAAACCTCAGTGACATCGAGAAAAGGCATTATTTTTTACCCCTCACAACGTAGGTGATGGAACGGACAAGATAGCCCCGCGCACGAAGCGGCTTATCCCCTTCTATAGGTGGCTTGGCCTTTCTTCGTAACTCTTTGGTCATATCCGAGATGGGGGTGAGCCTGTCGCCATCATTGATTACACGCTTCGCGGCATCCGATGCCAGCTGCCCTGCGCCCGTAAGCTCCCGCTCCGCATCGTTGAAGTTGCCGTCCAGCGCATGACCAGCAGCCATTTTGAGGTGTTCAGCCGTTTCCTTTGCCGAATCCTCAATACCGATGTCCAGGAACGGGCGAGGCGGCAATGTCACCTCCTGCCCACCGAGCCGGACCGTCGCCCCGGTTGATTGCAGATAGGCGATCTCAGCGTTGTTGAGTTCTTCCCCATCCTCGCGCACAGCGTTGGACTCAGGGATGCCCACCAGCACATCCATGCGGGACAGCCTGTCCAGACCGGCCAGCACCGAGGCGGCATTGTCCGCTCTGATCTTTACGCCGCTCATAACAGTTGCCGCCCGCCAGCGCCGGACATTAACCACCACCAGAAGAACTCGCGTCCGTAGCCAGTGTTATTCCAGAAACCAGCATCAGGATTGATGATCCCGGATACGTCGTAACTGGCTGACACTTTATCTACGGACTTTGAGGTCAGAACGCCGCCGGACGAGTTAACGCCCCGCGCGCTGCCCGCCATCGCTTTGCCGCGCAATTCTGCATAGTGAGCAACGAACAACTCAGCGAGGTAAACAAACTGGCAGCCGAACACATCCTGATTGAGCAGGCAATCAGCCTGATTCAGGTAGAAGTCCAGCGTGGCATTGGTGTAGCGGTTCTGATCTGAGAACTCTGGGAAGTCTGTGCGGAACTGATCACTTGTTGGCAGAAGGCTGTTTTTTGGCATTGCCAGCCTCCTTCTCAATCGGCTCCGCGTAAGCGCTGAATGCCCAGTGCTCCGCCACTTCGTCTTCCACATCCTGTACGCCTGGCGCTAATTCAACACGACGGCCGTCAGGAAATTGCAGCACCGCGCTGCGATGAACAATGCATTTCATATCCATGCTCCAGAACGGCGGGGATACCCCGCCATGAGGTTTACGCTACAGGCACATCCATGTAGGCGATGGTGTTACCGTACGGGGTTTCAACCTGGCCCAGACGACCGTAGTAGGTTGTCAGCTGATAGATGCCGCGATATTCCAGCGGGGTATTCAGCAGCGGTACCAGTGGGAAGCGAATGTATTTCTCTTCCTGCGTATATGCCACAACACGGTGCGCACCAGCTGCACCGCGCTTGGATGCCCATTTCATGGACACAATTTCCAGCGGAACGCCGTTTTCCTGGAACGCAATGCAGTTGATCTTCACGTACTCAAGCACGGAGATATTGCCCGCGTCAGACACCTTCTTGCTCGCCAGCAGGCCGAACAATTCAGGAGCCAGGCCGACTTTCGACGGGCAGATCGCATAACCGGAGCTTACCCAAGCCTGGGACAGTAGCAGGTTGAAGTCCTGCACGATTTCGTCAGGGGTGGCAGTAGCCCACGCTTTGGCGGCGCTGATTGGCGTCACCTGCGTAAGGTTCAGCAGGCCAGTCATACCCAGATCACTGTCACCGATGTAAACCTGCTCGTCGATGTCCATGTTCCACTTGAGTCGCATCGCATCATATTTCTGCGAATCAACCGGGCGGCCCAATTGCTGAGCGGAAGCCAGTTCTGGTAACGTCCAGGCTAGCTCTGAACCCCACAGGGTGAGCGGTTGAGCGGTCTTTTCGATGTACAGATTTGCACCAGGAATAGCGGTCGAGTTCTTTCCGATCCAGTTTTTGCCGTTCGGGTTAACACCACCAGCCATTGCCAGATCGGAGTTAGTGAATGAGGACAACTCATCAGCGATAGATACATCACTGCGCAGCGGCATATCTCGCGACCACTTATAGCTGACCAGTGGCAGGTTAAGCGTCTGGTCAAGGCGCTCAAGTTCGCCGACCAGGAATACGCCAGCAGCGTCTACGGTGGCTTTATCGATAGTAAACATTCATCGTTCCTTAGATGTTGTAGGCGATTTCAACGTTGCCGTGGGTGGTGGTTGCCGCCGCGTCGCCGGGGCCCATTACTTTCGCAATGGTCAGCTCCGGGGTGTTCGTTGCAGTGGCATCCTGGGTCAGCAGGATAGAACCGAGCGGGCTGTTAGCCGTCGGCGCAGCGACACGGATGTAAACCTTGTCGCCCTTCTTGGCGGTGCCAGCCTGAGCCGTAGGAACAGCCACACAGATATAGCCACGCTTCAGCTGGTCGCCGGTGTAGCCAGCCGTAACACCGAGTGCGCGAGCGTCAGTCGGGTTGGTGGTTGGGTACGGACGAACGAACAGGCCAGCAACGTCAGCAATTGTGTCGCCAGCTTCCAGCGGCACAAATTTACCGTTGAGGTTTTTGCCAGCCAGGCCATACGAAGGGAATGGCTTAGCGGCATCGAGAATTGCAGGCTCTGCGGTGAGATCCTGCGGGCGAGTAATCGCGCCTGGGAAACCAATTCCCATGCGAGTCAAATAAGCTTTACCAGCCATTGTTGGTTACCTTATTGGTTGCGTTTCCAGAAATCGGCGTTGATTTTGTTCAGCTCAGCCGGAGTTAAATGGCCGCGGGCGCGGTCACCAGTTTGTTTGCCAGATGGCGGGGTGATTTGGTTTTTGGCTTTATTCACCTCAAGGGCACCGTTAAATACCGCGTCTACCGTGGCTTTCGGAACTTTGTCATAGTCCTGAATGCCAAAGGACTTGAGATATGCGCTGTCGCCGGTGCGCATCGCGTGATTCAGCACCTGACGTTTCAGGCCTTTGTCACTGGTCGGCTGGAAGCCCGGGCAGATGATCTCAGCGTCACCGATAATGTTGCGCTTGTACGCCGCATCGCCGGTCACCTTCGCATCTTCTTCAGCGTCTTCGTCACCAGTTTTGGTGTCATCGTCAGGGTCAGCGTCGCCAGTCTTCCCCTCCAGCTTATCGAGGCGGGCAATGATCGCCTGCGCCCAGGCAGGAACGTCTTCATCACCAGTCGGCTTGTCGTCGTCCGGATCGGCATCTTCATCGACCGTAGTCTTTTGGTCTGCCGGCAACGCGGTGGCCTGTGATGGCACGTTCATGTTGATGGTGACGCCGGGGATAGAACCCATGCCGTCAGAAGGCATATCCGGCGCTTCGTCGATGAGTTTGTTAAACGCATCCTCATCTTTAGTTTTAATGGCCTGAGCCACCTTCTTTAGCCATGACATTGCAGGCTTCTCCTCTATTTTTATTGGGGCTGAATCCCCTATGGAACAACGAGAACCCGCCCGACCTTTATCAACGATGGCCAGATGGTTTCCGGTGATTTCTGTTTGTTTTGCCTTTCCCGCTCCCGCTGGAATGTATTTCGCATCGTAGCCGCAGCTGACCTGGGTCTTACCAGACTCAATTGCGTCGATACCTTCCTGGCGTTTCACCAGCACATCGGCGATCAGTAGGTCAGCTTTATCGTCGGTACCGCGCCGGACGTTCTGGATATGACCGTGGGCCAGCTCCGCGAAATTTGCCGGGTTAACGAAAACGATATTGCCTTCGCCGTCCTCCGGGTGATCCAGCGTTACCGCCATACCCTCAAAGCTCGCCATTGTCTCCGGGGAGAAAACCTCGTCCTCGGTGCGGTATGCCGTGATTAGCCCATTGGAGTCAGGGATCAGATTGTCCTGATTAAGCTCCTCAGCGAGGTATTGCTGCGTCCCAGTGCGGGCGATCGGGACGTCTTTGCACAGCAGGGAGCCGTCCGCCATCTGGTAGCGGGTTTCGCCCAGGCGGGTAGTGAAGAAGTATTTCATCCGTCTACCGCCCGCGTGGATTTGGCGAACTCTCTCAGGAGGTGCTTAATCTGACGAGCGTTACCTCTGCCGCCTAAATAGCAGCGCTGAGCGCGATCACCAATTCGCTGGTAGGTTGCGCTGATACCGTTGTATTTAGCGGTGATGAGCACAGATTCTCCCGCCTGCTGCTTCAGGAAATAAATATTCTTTTTCATGGGTTACCTGCTGAATTGCGGGCAATAAAAAAGGCCGCTCAGTGGCGACCTGTTATTTTCTCGGCGCTGGCACCTTCACTCTCGGCCAACATTTACAATTTGGTAGCGCCCCGCAGTGGCCTGTCATTCCATCTAATGTGGGCGGGTCATCCCACCTCACAAATTTCCCTTTCATCTCCTTATGAGATGGCCTAGTGCCTGCACCTTCAATCTCCCACCAGTAGCCCTCCGATCCAATCGACTCAGCTCGAGCCTGGGTGAGTGCTGTCGTGGCCCGGCCAATCTCGGTGCGGGCGATCATCTTCGCGCGACTCTCCGCCACGTCGCCGGATTCCATAATCATCCGGTAGAGCGCATCGGGGCGTTCGCCGTTGATGACGGCTTCCATCGCGCGCGCCTGGATGTCACGGACGCGATCGGCAGCCTCCAGCGGCAGGGACTTAATCAGCTGCACCTGCCGCGACACGATGTCCTGAGCCACGAATCCCACCGGCGTATTGCCGACGACATCCCGTAGCCCTTCGGATATCTCCTGCGACACTGAGCGCCACTGGCTCCACTCCTCCTGCTCAACTTGCAGGAACATGCGTTTGGCTACCCGGTCGGCCCAGTCGTCAATCAGCAGCGAGTAATCCAGCAGCCGGGCATTAACCTGTTCGGCGCTCGCCTCCGAACCATCGTAGGAGTCGGTTACGATTGCCCCCACCTGACGCGCTATCTCCTGTAGGCTTTTCTGATACTGGCGCTCCGATTTGCGGCGGAGGTTCGGTTTCAGATTCAGCCTCCTCCCATTCTGCTTTGGCATCTTCAATATCCTTGTCGGTGATAGAGCCGCCGATACCGATGATGTCGGACAGGTTGCGGAGGTCGTTCAGCGCAGCGTGCTGCGGCATTCCGATATCGCGCACGGCAGTCGCCAGGGCCGTGGCCACGTTGCTCGCCATCGTCGCCCGGTCGGTGTCCGACATCTCCCAGAGCTTGTTGAACTCGAAGGTGAAATCTTCCGGTAATGGTTGACCGAACAGCGAGCGCCAGGTGATATCCAGCAGCCAGCGGATGTGGCGGCGCAGCCGGCGCTCCTGCAGCGAGTTAACGCGGCTGTAGTAGTTCTCCAGATCCCCATCGCCAGTGCTGAACCCGGACGGCGATTGCCCGAACAGGCGCACCAGCGGGATACCGGTTGCCCCGGACACCTGCTCAGCAAAGCGCAGGATGACGTCGGCGATCCCGGCGAACGAGTAGCTGTGGGTCTGGAATTCATCGTTCTTATCCATCAGGGTCATCCCCTCGATGGTCTGAAACTCACGGATCATGTCCATGTGCTTCATCAGCCCTTCGTGCATGGGGTTGCCCGGGCCGAGCGCGAGAATTTTGCGCAGCCCCTCAATGCTGTACGTCCGCAGGTGGGCTTTATGAATTAGTTGCGTGGTGCCGACGGTAGCCGTATCGAAAGCCTGAATACGCTCGAAGATACGCTCAACCACTGACATCCCCCAGCCGTTCTCGGTCTGCGCCTGCTGGAATGGCAGCGTGTCGCCTTCCATGCGGATAATGCGGCTGTGGTGAATCTTCCAGGGTGGAATGCCCTGCTGGTTGGTAACTACCTTGTAGAACTTCGGTTTGCCGAACTCTGGGCCGTAATCGGTCACCAGGTCGTAATAGCTCGGGTTGACCTGCCAGCGGTCCAGGCACATCACCCCTTTAAACTGCCCTTCTTTAATGCGGTCAAGTTTCAGCGGAGTGGACATATCCTGCCCTTCCAGCAGCACCACCAGCAGCGCGCCGCCATAAAGCCGCGACCACTTCAGGGTGTCGTTCAGGCCATCCCAGATCGCGATGTCGTCCCAGAACGTCTCGAACTTACCTTTCTGCCCGGGCTGAAGTTTGGAGCTGATGTTGATGCCCTTGCGGGTCATGTCATCAGCCATGTGATCGACGCCAGCGCCAACCAGAAAAGATGACCGGTAGGCAAATTCCAGCTGGACGCGGTTACGGGAGATGTAGCCAGGCTGGTAGCTGCCACCGCTCTGAATATTGGCGGTGTAGCCGCCAAGCTTGGCCGCGAAGTTGTTATACCCGTCAGCGGTCGCAACGGGCTTTTGTGCGCCGTTATGGCGTTTCTTACGGGACATAATTAACCTCTTTGCCCAAGCGCGGCCCATGAGCCAAGTCCGTCAGCGCTGGTAATGTAGCCGTCCAGTGAGTAGCGCACGGCATCCCACAGATGGTTGTGCTTATCCACGACAACCGGCAGAACTTCGCCGGTCATGCGGTCTGTTTTATAGGAGTACAGGCGCGCCTCATCGACCATATGCTTACAGCGCTCATGGATGACGATCTCCTCGAACCCTTTCAGGTAGGTGATGCCGTCCTCAACGCTCCCCGGCCATTTGGTAGCACCATCGATAACGAAGCCCTGACGCGAGAGATAGCTAATGGTCTCTGGTCGGCTGCAGTCGCCGTGGATGGGCCATTTTCTGGACTCCGGGATGGAGTCATAGAACGACGCCATTTCGTCCAGCTCGACGCCGACGCCATACGCCTCGTACTCGATGTACAGTCTGGTGCCGATGATGAAGCAACGAACCAGAGTGGATGGATCGTTCGCAAATCCGAAGTCAGCGCCATAGAACAGGCGATCGGCTTCTTTCCACAGGTCGTCAGAGAACGCCTCAACCCGGTACTTGCCGGAAAAGATGACAGCCTCACTGAGCGCCTTCGGCAGGCCCAGCCAGATGTGCTCGTAAGCCTCGAAGTCGATGCGCTTGCAGTATTCCATCTCATGCCTGAGCACGTCAGGAAAGAAGGCGTTATCGCAGTAATTGACGCAGGTGATAATCGCTCCACCATCAGGAGGGTCGGCGCGGTGCCGCTCCATCATGGCGTAAGTCGGATCGGTAGCTTCACGCGGGTTGAATGACACCCACACTTCCGATTTGTTGGCGCGAACGGTCGGGCCGAGGATATCCCAACTGTCCTGAGATACGGTCTGCGCCTCCTCCACCCAGCATATTTTGATGCCGTGCATCGATTTGATGCTCTGGATGTTGTTGCGCAGGCCCTTGAAGGTAAAGCGTGTGCCGTTGCTGCCCTCTATCTCGTTGTTCTTGACCTTGTAGAAGTGCGCCAGGCCAAGCGAGTGGATTTCAGCGTCCAGCAGCGCCAGCACGGAATCGTTGATGGAGTTCTGGAATTCACGAGCGCAGAGGATGATCATCGGCTCGATAGCGCCCAACAATACCAGCGCGCGGGCAATCTCTACCGATTTGCCGCCACCACGGCCACCATACGTCCAGCGCCAGCGGACTGAGCCTATCGGTGCGTCGTACAGCGTTCCCATCACCCAGTCGCTACTGAATGAGTAGAGAACGCCATCGATTATTGTTGGGCTGTCTGCTTTCCCTCGCGGAGCTTATCCATGTGTGCCGCCCACGCTTCAGGCGGGCAGTTCGACGGCGTTACGATGCAGACTTTGCCGTAACTCAGCCCAGCCAGATCGACATTCACTTCTGTTTTGTTGCTCATGTCGATGCCGGTGAGCTGCGCGGCGTTCTTGATGTTCGGGGCTACCTGTCCAAATTTCTTTTCTTGCAGCGCTTCTTTCGCCGATTTGTAGGAAAGCTCAGCCAGGTCTTTCGCATTAAATGTAACGAGCAGCGCGGCTTCCTGTCGCAGCTCGCGAATGCGTTGCCGAATGTCGGGCCTCTTCAGCAGTTTTGAAGCCTGGGCCTCTGCGTTGCTAGGTGCAAACCCTGCGCAGATTGCGGCATCCTTTTGCGAGATGCCCTGAGCAATGTTCTGTGCGAATTGCTCGTGCTGTGGCTTTAGCACCCCCTGCTTATCTTGTTCATCAGATTGCGAAGCAGCAGGGGTGACGCTACCTTCCGAGGCTTGGGCCTGCGGGGGTTTGGATGATTTGCGAATGTTCGTCTTCGCAGTTTTGTTCGCAGTTACTTTCTGCGAATTCGCAATCTTGATATAGCGCTTAGCGGTTGAGTAATTCAGTCCCTGCGCTTCGCACCACTCTTTCGGCGATATACCCGTTTTGGCATGCTCGGCGAGGAACTGGTCTTGCAGCGCTCCCCAGTCCGGTTTTGCCATTGGTCACTCCATTTATCCCCTACAGGGTGTATTTGTGGTTTATCCGCTCAAGGGGATAATCACTACCTTAGGCACTGCGTGTTGATGTATTCCTGCAGCACTCTCAGGGCTGACTGGTCTTGCTTGATTCCGGATCTGATACCGAGAACGTTTCGTCCAGCAACGTCAGAGAGTTCGACGGTGGCATCATGGCCCACGCCGGTGGTGCTGGTCTCTGTTGAGGCTGGCACTGGACAGCGTCCTTTGACGAGCACCCGACCACCATTATCAAGCTTGCGCTGCAGAGCATCATTTTCAGCTTTTGCATCGGCTAATTCCTTCGTGTATTTGGCATCCAGTGCAGCGACATCACGCTGACGCACCTGCATGTCGGTAATGGTGGCGTTCGCCAGGAGGAGTTTCTCAGTGGCCTTATC